TCCACCTCCAGGAGAAGAAGTTGATGGTCCTTGACCTGTCTTTGCTGATGAACCTTTTATCATTTCTTCAACAGCATTTGCAAATTTGTTTACAATAAATGCAAATGTATCAACTAATCCTGTCGGTATATTTGAAATTTGTGGGATACTCTGCAATCTATCACTATCTGCAAGAGCATTAACTGCCATCCCACCACCAACTGCACCAAGACCTAATCCCAAAAGACCCGCCCCCCTTCTTCCTATCCTAGCACTTCTTGGGGTAGTTCTTCTTAATGGTCCACCTGGAACATCAATATCCAAATTTAATCCTGGACTTCCTCCAGGAGATGCTTGTGGTAAATTTGATAGTTGATTTACTATTTTGAGAATGGTTTGCCTAATTAATTTTGCAATTTCAAAACTTTCAGTAAAAGAAGTCTTAAGTGTTGCGAGACTTTCTCTTAACTGTTTTATGTTTTTTCCACTTCCAAAGAAATTTACAAATCCAAGGGCATTCTTATATGCATCTAAAAATTTATCTAAAATACCAACGGGTTTTGCTGCATCAACATCTCTAAGTCTTTTTTGATAATTGTCGGAAAGTTGTTTAGTGAAATTGGCAGTCTGTTGTCTTATATTTTGTACAACAGTTTGTAGTTGAGTTACTTGAGAATTTTGCTGCTGCCTAATTTGTTGTATTTGATTTATTGTATTTGATGCTACTTGTTGTAATTTTCCGTCTACTTGCCTATTTGTTATATTTGTAGCATTTCTAATACTATTATCAACCTGATTTAAAATATTGGAAGAAATAGTACTTACAATAGAATTAATGTCTGGAGTTACTGGTTTTACTGCAGCACGTTGGAATCCTACAATTTTATTTGCAGCAGAAGAAACAACAGAAGACCCTAAAGGTGCTCCACCAGAAATAAAATTCTGAGCAGATTGTGAATTTATTGGATTTCTTCTTACTATTGATTCTGGTCTAAGGGCAGATTTAATTGCCATGTGCTTGCTGTTTTTGCTTCAGTTTTTCTTCTTCAATATGCTGCTGCAATAATCCAACGTAAATGTCCCTTTCCCAAGGCATCATATTTTCAATCTCAGTCAAAGAGTATTTATGGAACTGCATTAAGGCAAAATTGATTTTGAAATATGCCTCAAGATCCATATGGGACATAATCAACCGAAAAAACTCGTTAATCCCTCCAACGTCACTTCATTCATTACTCCAGTCTTGGGATTTTTAACCTGAATTGTGTGAGAAAGTTTTGGCATTGTTTCAAAGAACTTTTCAATCTTTTTGAACTGATTGGAATTCATCTGCTCAATAAATTCTATTAATTCTTTCTTTGTACAATCTGCTGCTGCCCAAGATTCTTCATCACTATAAACCATATCAATACATGATGCAATAATATCAAAGGACTTTTCAATATTACTTTCACTTTGAGCATCACTAAAATCAAAATTATTTTTGATAAATTGATCCAATGAAGGATATTTCATTCTCATTATTAAATTATTATCTAATTTGATATCAGATGAATGTTCTGGGTCTTTTTTCACCTTAATTTCGTCAATATAGACTGTTACTGGAACTTGTGTATTGGAATCATCATCGTAACAAGTTACAATTAAATCAATATTTTCCCCTACAGACTTTCCTCTTACATTTAAGAATACATATTCAATGTCAAAAGTGGGCAGTTCTTCTACCTTCACCCCTTTGGTAATAATACACTCCTTTAATACTTGTTTTATTGCAGTAGTAATTTGTTTAGTATCTTGTGATTCTAATGCAATAATTAAAATCTTTTCTTCTTTTACTAAAAATGGTCTATATTTTATAGTTTTTCCGTTTGAAGGCAACTCCAACTCATATGTTGGTGTAGAAATCTTTGGTAAAGGCATAATATCCTAATATAGTCTTCATTACGATTATTTATCGAGTATTACCAGTACCATCATTTTTCTCATAAACATACCTAGAATAACTAAATTCTACAGTTGTTTTAGTTATGGTGCTTCCCTCATATGAAACTGGAAGTGCAGTTATGTTTGTTGGAAATGCATCAATTAGTCTATATGTAATGGTTGGAACATTTCCCAGTTTCCCACCACTTAATTCTGGTCTTTCCTTAAAATTTCTTTCAAATTTAACTATACTAATAATTCTTTTGTACTCATTTGGATATCTCATTCTAAAAAAATCATTTCTATTTTTAGCATCACCAAATCCAATTTTAGATACTGGATATGAACCAGTACCACCATAAAGTGGGTTGATGAAATTCATCCATTCTTCAAATAAACGAATAAGTCTATAATCATTATCGACATAAAAAGTTAAAGTTACTGGAGTATAGATTCTCCTCGTTGGTATCCTTTCGATTATTCCCTGACGACTTCCTGCCTCTTCAGCAACTTCGAATGTTGCCCCTGGAATTACTGCTTCTGAACAATAAAAGTCATAATAAGCATTTTTAACTGCATCATTAGTCAATCCAGAATTTGTCAGCCATTGCATCAACCTATCATCATCTGACGTTGTATTTGTCAAGTGCAATGCAACTTTAAATTGGCTTGTTAATGATAATGCACCAAGAATATTTCTGGCACCCTCAAGTGTGACCGCACCATCTGATCTCTCGGTGGTCATCTTTACATAAAGTGGCCCTATGTCTGGTTGCCCCTTCGAATCTCTTTGTGCCATTTATAAATATTTTTAAAAAATATCTATACTATGTATGCCACATAAAGATGATTCTGGGTACAGACAAGGAAAATTTAGACCACAAAAACCAGAAAAATACAAAGGAGATCCAACTAAAATAATTTACAGGTCATCATATGAATTAAAATTCATGCAATATTGTGACCTAACAGAAAGTGTAAATGAATGGAAATCTGAAGAATTTTTTATTCCTTACATATCACCAATAGATAATAAAGTACATAGATATTTCCCAGATTTCTTTGTTAAGTATAGAGATAAAAATGGAAATACTCGTACTTTAGTTGTAGAAATAAAACCAGAAAAAGATTTAAAAATGCCAGAACAAAACCCAAAAAGAAGAACAAAATCTTGGGCATATAATGTAAAAACATGGGCAATAAATCAGGCAAAATGGAAAGCAGCAAAAGAATATTGTGAAGATAGAAAATACGAATTTCGTATCTTAACAGAAAAAGACCTAGGAATTAAAGTAAGATGATATCAGAGGACATAAAACAACAAGCGGGAAAAAAATTCAGAAGTAGCAATTGGTGGACAAATGCTACAATGAATGAATTAAGAAATTATCAAAGAAAAAATATAAATGAATTTGATACTAATTTTATAGTTCCTGGAGATTTAGTTTTTTTCTTATATTCAGCAAAATATCCCCAAAAATATCTTTGGTGGGATAGGCACCCATTATCCTTTATAGTTGATGTAAACCCGAGAGAAGGTAGCTTTATTGGAATCAATCTTCATTACTTAAATCCACAATATAGAGGGGGATTTGCCAAATCACTCCTAAATAAAACAGGAATTTCCAATGCACCAAAAAAGACTATTCACAAATATCTTTTTTCTGGTGTGATGAGTGAACTGTTTAAAGTCCCAAAAAATGATTGGGTTGGTGTTTCATTATTACCGACAGAGCAATTTGTCGATAAAAACGGATTATCCGTACCAAAATACCGAGTCTGGGACGCACCATAAATGAGTTATAAGTTATTAAAAGACAATTACTATACTTCTGGAATTGCCCCTCTTGGAGTTCCTTTAGGATTCGGATTAAGGTATGACCCCACAACTGGTGATTATGAATTAAAACAAAAAGGTCTTGGTGGTAGTTACGATATTGGAATTGGACTTGCAGTTTTTTACAAAAATGGAAGTTGGTATGGGGATGCTTTAAAAGACCCAAAACTATTCAAAGATGGAAAACCAACTGCATTAGCAAATCAAATAAGTGAAGATATTAGAAGAAAGGTTGGAGCAGCATACACAAAAGGTGGTGGTGGGTCAAAGGGGCTAAAATTAAATAAAACAGCACTAGATCCAACAGGCACAGCAGGAGTTAATAATTTTTTTCCAGGGACAAATCCAGGTATTGCAACTGCTGTTCCTGGAGGACCAATTTTATCATCACCTCCAGGGTCATTACCTGCATTTAATTCTCCTCTAGATTTCCCAAGTGTAAATGAAGATGCTCTTTTTGGGACAGAAGCAGTAAGAGCATCCAAATTGCTTGTTTATCCAGTTGATATCCTTGAAAACCGACAAGATACACTAAGGATAACAATGTATAATTATAATTCTCCTTCTGGGGAAAGTCTTTTTACCAGTTCACCAGGAGATATATTAGTAAATGGAGTACAACGTGCAAGTGCGGCAAAAGTTGGCAAAGAAGATTTCAGAGCAACTGTAATTCTACCAATACCAAATAATGCATCAGATTCAAATTCTGTTGCATGGGCTGAAGATTCTATGAATAATCTTACAGCAGCAATGCTATCTAAAGTAAATACAGATTTTGGAAAAAGTGCTGCTGTTAGCCTTGCCTCTGCTCTTCTACAAGCAAAAACAGGAATGAATGTACTTCCTGGGGTTGCAGCACTTGATATGATAAATGATATTGCTCCAAACATTAAAGACCCAAATGTTTTAAAACAAGTTCAAGCACTTGTCACCTCAATGATGATGAAACAAAGAGGATTTGACATACCAGCAGAAACAATACTTTCAAGAGGATTTGGAATAGTTCCAAATTCTAATATGGAATTGCTATTTAATGCTCCAAAATTAAGAAGTTTTGAATTTTCTTGGAGAATGAGTCCAAGAAGTGCAACAGAAGCAAAAACTGTAAAAAGAATTATAAGACTCTTCAAACAGGGAATGGCAGCAAGAAAATTAAGTGCTTCTTCTGGTGCTGGAGCATCATCCGCACTACTCGGAACTCCTAATATATTTAAATTGCAATATAAAACTGTAGATGATAGACCAATTTCTGGATTAAATAGATTTAAATTATGTGCATTAACTGGGTTTAGTGTCAATTATACACCAGATGGTCAATGGTCTGCATATGATGAGGGACAACCAGTTTCGGTAAACATTGGAATGGGATTTACAGAGTTAGAACCAATCTTTGAATCTGATTACCAGAATACCATCTGGGATAAATTAAAAGACAAACCAGATTTAGATCCAATAGAAGCAGACGATGTAGGTTACTAATATGCCATACTTTAGAGAACTTCCAGATTTACAGTACCCTTCTCCATTTAAAACGAGAAATTATATTGATGAATTTGTAACAGCAAAAAATATTTTTAGAAGAGCAAAACTAAGAAATGATGTGGCAAATTTTGCTACTGCATTTACTTATTATCAAATAGTTGATAATGAAAGACCAGAACAAATTGCCAAAAAGGTATATGATGACCCAGATTTAGACTGGATTATTCTATTAACTAATAATATTACTGACTTAAATAATGAATGGCCATTGAATAATGACTCTTTGTATAATTATATGATTCAAAAATATGGATCAGACGAAGAGTTGGCAAAAGTTCATCATTATGAAACTGTAGAGTATAAAGATGAATATGGAAGAATTATTATTGAGGGAGGATTGCAAGTAGACCCTGCAAAATCTGAATCAATTCAGACGAATGAAAACTCAAATGAATATTTGTTAAATTCTTTCCCAAGTTCAAAAAGTAATACTGTAATTAGTATCAATCTTTGTCAAAAACTAACCATATATGGAAGAGACATCAGAACAAGTGAATATTTGGTAACAGATATTCAAACAAACGTTTCTTATTTAAAGGTAAAGTCAAAAATTGGAACGAATAATTTTGGTGATATTTCAATATTAAATAGTTTAGCAGACTGGCCTTATAGTTGGGGTGGAGTATTAAAAGTAAAACAAAGAAGTGGTGAAGAAGTTGAAGTAAAACTAACTGATATTATTACCGATAATAAAATAAGGATACCAGAAAGATTGTACGAAATTACAGGAACTCTTGTAAATGGAGTTCTTCAACCAACCTTTAAATTCACCAACGAGTTACCAGTATGAAATTCCCCTATCCTGGAATGAAAATTTTTATCGAATCCGATAGTCAAATATTGGAATATCTCGATACCGAAGGAAATATACAGACAGTAAAAAATGTAGTTACCCCAGTAACAAATTATGATTATGAAGTAAAAGAGAACGAAAAGAAAAGAACAATACTTCTTTTAAGACCAGAATATATTGGTTCTGTCACATATGATATGAGAAATATGATGAAGTATAGTAGATCTTCTCAATACGTAGATTCTACGACAAAGAAAGCATATAATCCAAGAAATAATACATGAAAATCCCGCAAAACTTTCACGATAGAAAATTTTGCGGGAATTTTTTCTCGACCTTTTTTTATTCAAAAGGGTGATTTTCTAACAGGGATAGTATTGAACCTCTTTAAATGTTCTGACATAAGGTTCAATTCTTCCATCTCCAGAAACTACCTCTTCACGAATGACTTCCCTTCTGCAATTGCTATAATATCTTGGGGAATAGTATGAGGGAGCATAATAATATCCTCCCCCTCTAAATGGTCTCCAAAATTCATTCCAAGTTATTGCCTTTACTGGAAAAGCAATAACAAGCACAGAAAGAAAAATCAACGACTTCATGATTCAGCAAGTTTTTGGAAATAACTTAGAGCATCATCTTCCCCATCTTCATCCTCGTAACTACTCTTAGACGAACTAGAAGTTACATCATCATAAGATGCGGACCTAGAAGAGGACGAAGTTTCACCACGACGTTCATGATCCCAATCTTCTTCCTCAGCAACAACTTCTGGATCTTGATTCTTAGGAACACCACGAAGACCAAGAGTATATTCAAGACGCTTCTTCAAGTCATCATAAGACTTGAACTCTTTGGGGTCTGTGAAATCATTCAGATTATTCAGAGACTTATAGACCTTTTCTAGATCGTCATCATCACCATCAAGCAGAGGAGAAGGTGCTGCAAATTCGGACTTGTCGTAGTTCCAATAACCATCTTTCTTGACAAGTTTCAGTTTAAAGTTAGCACCAGTCCAGAAGTCAAA